AAGGAGGCGAAGGACAAATGATTGACACAGACAAATACACAGGACATACAGAAGGGCCTTGGCGAGTTGTTGAAGGTGCATACGCGGATAAGGGTGGCGCGCATCAAAAGTTATGGGGGGAAGGAATACATCACACGGACTTGGGTATGTTTTTCCTTGCCACTGACCTCAATAATGACATACCGAAAGAGATTCAACAAAGAAGAATCGAAGCGCGACTTAACGGACAACGAGATGAGCAAGCCGAAACCGAGGCCGACAATTGGGCGGACGCTTATACTGATGAATGGATTGATGAGATAGGAAAAAACCTCCTTCTCGCTCAAGACGCACCACTACTACTCGCAGAAGTCAAGCGGTTGCGTGAGCAACTAAGGCTTGCGAAAGAATGGGTAGCAAAAGAATATCCATGTTGCCCTGTCACAATGGGCATATTTACAGAATACATAGGAGATGAAGAAGAATGAGCACAGACAAATTGAGGTTTTACGAACAATTGCTTGAAGGTCGAACCCATCATTTCGCATGGGAATTGATAAGAGAAGTCAAGCGGTTGCGTGATGAACTTGGCAAGCAGATGGAATACATCGAATGGTTGGAAGAGTTCGCCCCAAAAGCAGGGAAACACAATACCTCATGGGAGGCTTACGAACTGGCTAAGGAGAGTGAAGAAGAATGATTGACACAGACAAATACGAAGGCATGAGGCAACTGTTCCTTGACTTCATAGATACTGCGAGCGATGAAGCAGATGAAGAAGCATGGAAGAATAAACTTACTATGCTCGATGACCTGCTTACAGAAGTCAAGCGGTTGCGGGAGTTGATTGAATGACCAAGGAATACCACATCGTGAAGACAGTCAAACACACTTTCATTGTGAATGCTGAAAATGAAGCAGAGGCAGAGAAGGAAGCGTGGGCGCATGATGATTCTGCTCCCATGATGGACTACGAAGTCTATGACATTGAAATCACTTGCTTGGAGGATGAGGAAGAATGAGTCCCGAAGATGCATTGGAAAAGATGCGCATCAAGCAAGCGCAAATGGCAGTGCAAGCCGAGATGATGGTTGAGCGCGTCCACAAACTGCAAGACCTTAACCACTGTGCTGAGTCGGGTCACTCTTGGATTGTTGAAAGAACAAACGGTGCGAGCCAAACACAGGTTGACCACATGCGGATTCAATGTATGCACTGCAACGCGTGGTATGAGATTGCACGAACACACGAACAGAACGCTCAAATCACCCCGCTTTGCATCACCCACAACAACAAGGACATGACTGTTCAAGACTTCCTTAACGGAGGTGAAGAGGAATGAGTTTCTTTGTCCTTGACGAGAACCCTGTTCGCTCCGCTGATATGATGTGTTGGCTTGACTGCGAGTCTGCCGCATTTGACGGTGCGCGCATCATTGTGTCTGCAATCAAAGAACAAGGTGGGCAGGTCGATGACCTCCCTTTCCAACCACTCGACGGCCATCCGATGATTCGTTGGGCTGTCGTGTCCCGCGAAAATGCTCGCTGGTTGTTCCGAAACACTCGCGCCGCCGCAATCAAGTGGGGTAAAGACGCTGAGATGAAACAGTACCCCGAATTGATGAAGCAACTGAACGAGATTGCCTCAATCATTGACAGTCGTTGCGCTCTCTCAAATGAGATGGTTGGACAGGCCACGCTGTTTGGCAACTTTTACATTGACGGCGACGCGCTTGTCCCCTTGTCTGTATCCGACTCAAGTGTGATTAAATCCAATCGTGCTTACTATGAACAGACACGCAAGTATTTGACTTGGGGCGACGAAGATGCGAAGAACATTTACGGTGACCGAGGTGAAGAAGAATGAACATGACATACGAACGATACACAGACAACTACGGTGCGCGAATCGCACTCAAGAAAGTCCCATTCGATTTGAAGGATGAGATGAAGGCCGCGCTACCATTCCCTCAAATGGTTTGGAACGGAGGCATGGGTCTTTGGGCTATCCAAGACCGCGCTGATGTGATTGAGAAGGCTCTCGCTTTCCTCGCTGACCATGACATTACAGTGGATGGGTTAGAATACGATGAGACTGCTATTGAGGTTTCTTCTAACGCTACTGTCACATACACTGCTCCCGACAATCTCATCATGAAGTGGGACTTCCAACCCAACTGGAAGGAAATCAACGCGGCTATGAAGTCTGCCGCCGCAGGTTCAGCCAAGTGGGTCAATGCTTCCAAGTCATGGGTGATACCTATTGGTGTCGCTATGGCTGTATCAACAGCCGTCCGACCTCTCTTTGAGGCACTGGCTGATGCAATCGAAGACAACCCACAAGTCAAAGCATCGCATGAAGCAACGCTCCAACGAGTGGAACTGTCAAGCGCGGTTGAGACTGACATCGAACTACCCGACGCGGAACCGTTCAAGAGCATGCGACCTTACCAGCGCATCGCTCCTGTTATGTATATGACAGGAGGACGCGAGCGCATTCTCATCGCTGATGAGATGGGTCTTGGTAAGTCACTTCAAGCCCTCGGTTGTGTTGAGTTGGCTCGGTACGAACGCGTCTTGATTGTTTGCCCTGCGATTGTCAAGCACAATTGGGCGAACGAGATTGAGAAGTGGATTCACCTCGCAGTTCAAGACCGAGAAATCATCAGTGGAGGGAAGGGTGAGATTCGTCCTGCTCGTTTCCACATCATCAACTACGACATTTTGGACAAGCGCAAAGAACACCTGCGTGCTATCGGCTATGACTGCATTATTTTTGATGAGGTTCACCGCATCAAGAATCCAAAGTCTGCCACTACCAAAGCCGCGCTTTACATCGCCAAGAACATTGACGGTATCATTGCGCTTTCGGGGACGCCAATCACGAACCGCCCTATGGAGTTCTTCCCCACCCTCAACTTGATGATGCCTGCGACATTCAGCAACTCTTTCGCCTTCGCAAAGAAGTATTGCAATGCGCGCAAGACTGAGTTCGGATGGGATATGAGTGGCTCGTCCAACATTGACAAATCGTGGGACGGACAAACGACACCCCTCAACCACATCTTGCGTGACTTCATGTTGCGTCGCTCTATGGACGACCCGCGTATCGCAGGTGAAATGCCTTCGCTTGTTGAAACCATCATCCCTGTCGAACTGACTGATAAGCAGACAACTGCTTACAAGAACACGCACAACTCTTGGATGCAAGCATGGGTTGACCAACAACAGAACTTTGGTTCCACCGACGCGGGCTTCACACTCAACATGATGACTGAGTTGCGGCACGAAGCAGGTCTTCACAAAGTGGAGGCGGCTGTTAAGTGGGCAACAACTTACTTTGAAAACAACGGTAAGCCACTCGTCATTTTTGCGCACCATAGAGATGTGATTGAATCGCTTTATGATAGGTTGCGAGAGAATTTTCCAAGCACGCGCTTCATCAATGGTGAAACGAGTGAGAGCGACAGACAAGAGAACATACTGCACTTTCAACAAGGTAGTATTGACTTCCTCATCTGTTCCACCAACGCCATGCGAGAAGGGGTCAACCTCGACCACGCCAACACTACGCTCTTCGTTGAGCGTGAGTGGGTTCCAGCATGGGAACAACAAGCCGCGGCGCGCGTTCGCCGTATGACACAAGAAGATTCCACCTGTCACAAGGTGGTATTGTCCGCTAAGGACACCATTGATTCAATGTTTGACCAAGTGGTTGCTGACAAAGCAGACCTCGTTGAGCGTATCCTTGACGGTGAAACCGGCAAGACGCGTGAAGCAATTGGCAAAGCATTGCTGACTAAATTGAAGAAAGGAAAAGGTGCATTACTATGACACACGGAAAGAGAAAGATGAGAAAATGCCGCAAATGCGGAAGCCAAAGAATGAGAAGCGCGGGTAAATGCAACTTGCTTGTAGCACACGCGACTGAGAAATGCACAGGAACTATGCAGGTGGTTAGAGATGAGCGATGAGTTCCGAGAGGAAGAGAGCATCCCGTCAGCACCATACACTGTGCAGTTGAAGAATGGTAGGTTTGTCCTGCTGGAAGACTTACCGGACCGCACACTGAGAAGCATGGCACACAAGAACTTAGCGTCATTGCGCAAACAAATTACAAGAGTGTGTGCAATGAAAGCAGAACTTGACAGACGAGAATACAGGGACTCGCTTGCTTCCTTCCATCCGTTTAGGGATTACAACATCTTCCAAATAATGACACACGCGACAATGCTTGGTGTGAACAACTTCAATCGACTGCACCCCGAACTTGCTTTACCTAATGGAAAGAGGAAGGAGGATGAGGAAGAATGAAGGCGAGTGAAGAGATGATGAAGTCAAACAGCATGTATATCGCATTCGTGGTGAGAAACGAAATGGAAGACTTCCATGTGAAGCATCTCAGCGATGCTCAAATGGAGGAACTTAATCCAATCATACGCAACGCCATCTTCAAGGCAATCCTCTTTGCTGGTATTCCAAACTTCCGCTTGTGGAATCAGCCGCCTGCCTATTGGGAAGAACCATTCGTCAGTGAAGCAGACCGCGCTTTTTTCTTGGAGGATGAGGAAGAATGATGCCCGCGCCTCAAGAACCGCTTGATGTTATCATCATTCCCTATTCGCCTTGCCCTTGTCGTAAGCATCCGCAACCTTCGGAACTCTTCATCTATCGCACCGTTCCTTACGGCGTCTTCTCCAAAGCCGAAGTGCATTGCGTTGAAGGCAACGGAGTATGGGACGCGTCGTTCCTTTTCATGCCGCAAGAATAAATAGGTTGCCCCTCTTGGGGGTGAATAATGCCCCGTTACCAGTTAGGCACGCGCCATTTTGGAGAGGATGGCTTCCTTACGCATCCGATGGCTGACGGTGTACCTGTCAAGAACGCGACAATAAAGAATCCCGACAATGGTATCCACTATTCCATTGAGGGATTCGACTACGCGTCTCACTTACTCGCTGATGCTATCGTGTGTTCATGTGGTGAAGGCATAGACCCACACCAAATCGCTTTGTTCACAGATAAGAGTGAGTACATTATTATCCCCGCGCGTTGTTGCAACAAGTTTCGGTGGTTCAAAGGTGAAGAGATATGATTGAAGATAATTGGGAACCCACAGCGGAAGACATTGAATGGACGAAAGACCACTATGAGAAGATGCAAGTGGGTGACACATGGGGTATCGCTGATGCTGTCCTCATGAAAGACGAAGATGGTTTTCGCATCACGAAAGCCACGCCCTCTTCCATCCTTCCTCTTGAGCGCATCGGTAAAGTGTGTGCTGAAATTGGCATAACGCTAAACGCTGATGGAGTTGAGGTTGTCGAAGACCCAATGCAAGCCGCGCAAGATACTGCGAAGGAATGGATACACGAAGAGAGTGGCGTGCCGCTTGTCAATTTTGATTTGGAGAACGCTGAATGGAGAGAGACTGACAACGCTGAGTGGCGCGTGCTGGTCAAGCATGAAGACAGCGAACAAGAGTTAGCGCCTATGGACTTCCACCTCATCGCTGGTGACGAATTGTTCTTTTCTTGGGATGGCATGAGTGTTCTTGAGCGCGGTGAAATCATAGAGATTGCAGATAGTGGAACGCTGATGAAGGAACTTGAAGAAGCATCGGTGGTCATCATGCCGTCCGAATGGAACGGTCAGCCTGTACCTCCACACTTGCGCGGATTGATATTCAATGCCAAGGGTGATGAGGAAGAGTGAAGTTTGAGGAATTGGCAAGCGCAGTGCGTGCTCATCAAACAGAACCGAAGCACCCGAAAATACTCTCCGACCTTTTCACGAAACACGAATCGGACGCTCACGATATTATCACACTGTGTTGCGCAAGTCCACGAAGTTCAATAAAATCTCACCATGTCGTTTCCATGTTAGCCGAATCGTATGGTCTGTTCCCCGAAGAATACGAATCGCTCATGGATGAACAAGAGATGCCCGCGCTCCTTGCATCCGAATCGCCAACCGATGTAGCCGAATCAATCACGCTTCGCCAAGCCATTGAGTTCAAAGATATGATTATCAAGAATGAGATGAACGCAGACATTCTATTCAACTCAATGTCACAATTAGGTGCGATGCTGTTTTGGGGCTTTTGCTTTGGACGAAGCGCGTTGAACAAACGCCCTATCATGAGGGCTGTTGCACACACAACACCGTATGAGACGAATCACCTTCAACAGATGCGTGCGCTCATGCCCACAGGTGAAGTTATCCAGCGCGCAATCAACAACACTCTCCCGACCGAGTATGCTATTCAGCCCACCTATCCTTTCCAAGCGCCCAACTATTCTCGATGGAATAAATGGTCACTACCCTTCAAAGAAACACACTACGAAATCGTCCGAGGAAAAAACTACTTCGTACACAGGCGGAGCCGAAGGCTATACTCGTATGACCGTCAAGGACTACGCATAGCGCGCGCCCCTCTTATTGAGGGCGAAGACGATTGCGTGTGTGAGATGGATGAGCAGGGGAACATTGTGGAATGGTTGTACCGTGAGGGTGAGCCGAATCTATGGAAAGATAACAGAACCGCGCGTGCCACGAATCCCAAGAAGGTGGAAGACCGCGCCCATTTGAGAGCACTCGTTCAGCATTTAGAGGACGGTGAAACCCTGCGCCTCTTGGATGGTGAACGACCCTACTATCACAGTGGGGCTGTTGGAGGATTTATTGTGCCGAGAAGAACATTTGACATACCGCTACTGATACTTGGAGGCTTTCGTGAAGGCGAAGGCATACGAATTAAACTCGCCGCGCTTGACGGCTTCGACCCATTCCCTGTGGGTTACGCCTATGTGAAAGCGGATGACATACCGGATAAGTTGACTCGTCTTTACGAAGCGCAAGGCATGATGGACATTGACGAAGGGATGATTGGCATCTTCCATTCGCTTGGGTATGATGAAGAGAGTAAGAAGATGCGCGCTCCATATCTTGCACGAATAGACACGACTCTTGGACAGTCGGATGCTATGCAGATTGGTGACTTGATGGAGAAGTGAGCCGAATGGATGAAGACGCTTTCTTCCTCGGTTGGCTGGCGAGGGAATGTCGATTCCAACTAAGCGTTCACTTCTCTCCGAAGACACGAATTGGATACCGTGTGGAGAGGCGCGTCTTGGTCAGCCGAAAGGACGAACCCGCTCTCAACATGTGGCTCGCCACGCAGGGTATCAATGCACGAATCCTCAAGGATGCCGAATTGATACGGCACATCATCCGAATACTCTCACCCGTCAAACAACATGTGTACGACTTGAAGAACATGGTGAAGATGGTAAGGCTCATGGATTTCAAGGGGCGTGCTCCCACGCACACAGAGATAGCCGAAATCATCGACCTGTTAGATAGAGAAGATTGAACATCAGCGCAACTCTGTTTCAATTATCACTATTCTATTATCATTCTAATAAAGAAAGTATTACTATTATTCTTATAACAATAATAAGATAATATCAAGAAAAGGGTAGTCGTTGGACCCCCCCTTTATAACCCGACGCGGAATATGCAAGTGGTTTTGAGGAAGAAAAATGAAACTCACCTGCCGAAAATTAACCGATTTTATCGGAGCGAACGAACCACACATGCCCTTGTTTTACCTTGACGAGTGGGATGCTGATAGCCCCCAATGCCTTCTGTTGCATGGAGCGCCGGGACTTGGAAAGACAAGTGCGGCATACATCATAGCCAAGCATCTTGGATTACAGGTAGTCGAATACAATGCAAGCGATGAGCGCGGCATTGAATTCATCCGAAACAAGTTGAAGCAAGTTGCACAAGCGACCAACCTTTGGGATGGTGGCCGACTGATTTTACTCGATGAGGCTGACGGTCTTACCAAGCCTGCGCAAGATTCATTGAAGCGTATCATGGAGAAAAGCAACTGCTGGTGGATACTAACTTGCAACGACCAAAGCAAGATTATCCCTGCTATCAAGTCACGATGCGTCATGTTCAAATTCCGACCATACGAAGTAAAACATGTGCGCGCGTATATTGAACACTTGATTGTGAGACAAGGCATTTCACCTACGGTCAGCGCCGAGGTACTGCATTCACAGTTCGGAGGCGACCTTCGCGCAATCGGCAATCATCTTCTAAGTGGACTTGAATTGTTCCCCGAAGAACAAGATGATTTGGATTCATTGGCCCTCGACTTGGCCGCTAATGAGTGGGAGTCTGCCCACAGAACCATGTTGAATATGCTAAGGGAAGGCTCTTCCCATCAATACATCATGCGTCGCATTCACGAATATGTGAAAACCGTGGGGATGACCTCGGAACAACTATATACCTTCTTCTCTGTGTGGGGAGATTTCGTCTTGAAGATGAACCAATGGGACCTTGGAAGTGAATCATTTATTGACTACTTCGTAGCGACCTTACACACAAAAAACCAAAACCAAAACAAGGAGGACTAAACATGCCAAACCTAAACCAAAACCAAAACCAAACTGAAGCCAAAAACAACAACAGCCTTCACAGCGATGTGGAAGAACGCCTTAAGTGGTGGGCTGAGAAGAACGGAAAGAGTCTTGACGACGCAACAGGTGATTTTTACACCTACCTCAAGAACGAACTCGGAGTTGACAACCCCGACGCAGAAGAAGCAGACTTCATGATTGATGCCGCAGAGACTTTCGTAGTTGAGCGACGCGTCATGAGCGGCGGGAACAACAATGCAGTTGAACTCGTCGGATACTTCATTGGTGTTGACCCGAAAGTCCGTGACAGCCAAGAACGAAAGCGCGGACCAGCAGTGTCAGCCGCTATGAACGACCTTGACGACGCAATCCAACAAGGACTTGTGGCCCGCGCATACACCGAGAACGGTGTGTGGATGCTTGAGGGAGTCAACGGACCGAAGGCTACCGAAGAATCAGCAGACACCAAGCCATGGTTCCTCTTTGAAGAACACGGACTGAGCATCGCCATCCTTCAAAACAACTCCGAATGGAACCGCTACGGTGAACCAATCACACCGTACCGACACCAGCGAACCTACTACTATCTCGGTAACGACAAGGACAACTACTTGAACGAACAGAGAGTGTTGCGCATCAGTGTGACTTCAAAGAATCCCGATGAGTGGTTCATCCCTCAACTCTTCCAAGAAGGCACACTCAAGGTGCGACCTCAAGGAAAGAATGTCAAGCCGGAGTGGGCTGATTCCTACACAGCCTACCCTCTGCCTGCCTCCTTCACCTACGGCAACGAGTTTGTCGATGAAGAGATTCGTGATGTCATCCGACCGGACAGACTTGTCCCCGGACTCGACAGTCACATCAAAGACCTCTCATCGCTCGCTGAAGTTTTTGAGACGCGACAAGAGATTGTCCCCGGATACAACCCCGTCGGACCTCTTGTCTTTGTGAGAGGCAAAGTCAGTGACATGCGAAAGGAAGCACGCGAGACAGAGTGGGACCCGATTGGTCACGACTACTCAATGTCGCTGTCATCCTTCGACCTCATGCGTACATTCAACGGAAGTCGCCGACAGAACCTACCCTGCTACATCCACGGAGTCCTCGGAGACGAGGGTCACCCGTTCGATTATGCCACTGAGGAAGGATGGAAACCATACGCAGTGAAGTCCACAGTCATTGTCTTCGGACGATTGAGTGTGCGCGTCACTGATGACGGACCCGAACCTGCCATCAAGACCTTCGGTGTTTACGCAGTCCCACGCCTCGCCATCCCTGCTGGTGAAGGCGGCGACACAAACATTACCCAATACGGAGAGTGAATAACATGCCAAACCTAAACGATTTGAAAAACCAAGCCAAGCCCGAACAACCCGAACAACCTGTACCTTTCGACCCGACCACCGGGGAGATGATTGAAGCCCCTACCACGCCCGTCAAGCAACCCATTGCTAAATCCGTGTGGGATGAAATCATCAACGCTGGTGACGAAGTGCCTACGAGTCAAATCTTCATGGGCCTCATCGGTCCCGAAGGTGTCGGTAAGACTGGCATTGTTCTCGACAGCATGAGTGACGAAGAAAAGAAGCGCGGAGATGTTATCTTCGTCTTGGACTTTGATGGTGGCGGACAGACCACCCGCGTCACACATCATCGTGAGCATGCTAAGAACATCCGTTGCCTAAGTCCGAATGTCATGTTCCGACAGACAGACGCTGACGGTGACATTCGT